CCAGCACTGCTACCAATAACAATATAAACACAAGCACATCGGTTAACACGAACAATAATAACAACGTTAGCGTCAGTGATAATACAAATTTAAATACTAATATTAATACAAGCACATCCGTTAATACCAATAATAATGTCAATACTAGCACTGCTACCAATAATAATAATAACGTTAATACAAGCACCAATGTAAACACAAATAATAACAGTAGTGTGGTCACTAGTAACTCTAATAATGTTAACACTAGCAATAGCGTTAATGAAAATTTAAATGTCAATCAAAGTGTAAGCACAAGCGACAATAATATAAACCAAACAAGTGTAAACACAAATACCAACACTAACACAAATCAAAACTTAACTGTATCAGATAACACCAACAACAACTATAATGAAAACGTAACAAGAAACGAAAGTGTGCAGCGCATTGAACAAGAAATTAACTCACCGCCTCCTAGTGCGATAGCACCTAGTATCGGTAGCAGTTATTCGCAGGACTTGTGTACAACAGGCATCAGTGGAGCAGTACAAACACAAATATTTGGTTTATCTACTGGTAAAAGCATTACAGATAGTAATTGTGAACGAATAAAACTAAGCAAAACTCTTTACGATATGGGTATGCGTGTTGCTGCTGTATCACTAATGTGCCAAGACGAACGAGTATGGACTGCTATGAAAATGGCAGGAACTCCTTGCCCTTATGAAGGTAAGATTGGATCCGATGCTTCCATATCTTGGGAACTGAACAGAGAAGAAGTGCCTGGATACAATGAAAGACGAGATCGTGATGTAGCCAGTACTCCCAATATGCCGAGAAGTAGATGAAGCAGTTTTTATTACTTGTGCTGTTAGTTGTTTCTTCTATGGCTCACAGTCAAGATTACACACCAAACTTAATTGACTATACTGGTTGGATAAACGCTGGATCAGTAGGAGAACCACTTACATGTTGGGCTCCAGGTGATACAGGATACTGTGGACCATTGCCTGCTGTAGGTGCGTTTAATAATCCCAGTTTGATTAATTTTTCGTATGGCTTAACTGACATTTATCAACCCGTTGATATAGCACAAGCATTGAGTGCTGCTGGTAGTGGCATTATTGTTAACGGGTTTAGCTTTAACTTTATTGCTAAGAATGGTAATGGTTGGGATAACGGGCAACTTGATTACTTAACAGCGTATGCAAAGTTTTATAACAATAATAGTTTAGTAGAATCCTACAACTATGATTTAAATTATAGATTCAATTGGACAAACTTCAATTATTCAGAAACTTTTACAAACCCGTATCAAATAAATGATTTGGATGAGGTGAAAGTTGGATTTGTAGGTAGAGACACAAATGGTTGGGCAGGATTTTATGGGCCCGAAGTAAGGAACATTAATTTTAGATTGAATTATGGGATAGATCCTTGTTATGAAGATCCACTGTCATCAACTTCTTGTGCTGGATTTCAAGAAGCATTATTAGAATTACAATGTAATGGTGATCCATTATCAAGTATAGATTGCCCTGGATACTTGGAAAATTTTATGTCAGAAATTGATATGAATTTAGATGAAGTTTTTGAAGATGAGATGTATGATGAATATAGTGAAGAAGAACTATACGAAGACTTAGAAGAGGAATTCTTTGAAGACGAATTCATAGCAGATGAAGAGTTCTTTGAAGATGAAGAACTGATAGCGGATGAGGAGTTTTTTGATGAAGAATTTTTGGAAGAGGAACTCATAGCTGATGAGGAGTTTTTGGATGAGGACTCGTTGGACGAGGAGTCGGTTTTGTCGTTGTTGGAATTGGTTGAGAGTATGAGAGAGGAAACAAAACCAGAATCTGATGAAATTTCTTACAATACAAATACACAAAATGAGATTGTAGAGGTATCCAGTCGATCCGAAAACAATGCAAATGTTATATCAATTAATGTTACAGAGCAAGCAGTTCAAAATAATCAATTAGCAAGCGCAAATGTAGTAAAAGAGCAAGACAATATCTCCAGCGTTTCAACAGATGTGGCTCTAGAAGACAATCGTGTTGATATTTACAGTGTTGGGAGTGAATCAGAATCAATTGAAGAGTTGTTAAAAGAAGATTTGTACAGTATTGCTATGCAAGGCAATGACGTACAGGATGCAGTAGATCAAGTAGAGCAACAGATAGAGCGCGCAGTGAATGAAGAGTATCGTGTTGTGGAGCAATTAGTGGATGTGATTGTTGAAGAAGATGAAACCCAAGTAGAGGATACAGAAACCATAGTTGATGACACACTGATTGCTGAAAATGATACCGAAGAAGAACTAGAAACAATTGTTGCTGTTTCATCTTCAAGTAATGTCAGTGAAACAAATATGGAAACCTTTCTTTTTGATAATACTGTACAAGAAAATAATACAGAAACAGTAGTTGCTGCTACCGAACAAGTTAATGAGGAAGAGGAAACAAGTGTAGAAAATATTGAAGTACAGGAAGAAACAAATAATAATGAAGAAACAACAAATCAAAGTTTTGATGATATTGCATTGATAAGCGAAATTAGTTTGGATGTTGTAACAACTGCCGCTTCTACATTTAATAATAATTCTATGCAACAAGTATTGGCACTGGGCGGAACAATAACGGAAATTTTGAATACTCCTGTTCCTGACTTTAGCAGGTATGAAGTTAAGCCACCTTCTCAAGATGAAGAGGTACAAACTGCCAAAGTAGAAAACACTTTAGAAAGTATGAGTACAGAAGAGATAGAAAGTCAAGCAGAGATGAGAATAGGATCTATGGATCCTGAATCACAGGCAATAGCGTTACAGTTAATAGGATATAAACCAGGATTTGATCAATATGGTGGAATGCTTGTTGATCAAAGTAATTGGTATTTAGATAGGGGCATGTACACAAATAATCGTGTTCCTTCTTCTAATTCCAATTTAATATTTGGTGCTCAAGATCAGAGACACCAAGAGTTAATGTCACTGCAATACAGGAGATAATAATAATAATGGCAAAAAAACTACAAGATAATTCACAGTACAATCAGTATGACGCAGATGGAGACGGTATCGTTTCTGACGAGGAAATCGCCAGAGCGGAACGCATAGCTGAGATAGAAAACAAAGATCAAAAAGAAGATCAGTTGAGACAAATGGCTTGGGTAGCAATGGGTTCCATGGTATTGTTTACTGTAGCATTGTTTTTACCTTTCTTAAGTGTAGAAAGACTTACAGCATTGGACAACTTGTTGAGTATGTTTTATATTGCGCAAGCAGGTGTAGTAGCAACATTCTTTGGTTCCAGTGCGTATATGTCAAGAAGTTAAAATAAAAGGAGACACGTATGAGTGACGAAGAAAACAATTCGGCTCAAGTTGAGTTTGCTGGTATGAGTTTAAGTGGTAGCAAATTGTTGCTGCTTATTCCATTGTTGGGTTCAATTGGGGGAGCTTTGTGGGGAGGCTTTGAAGTTTACCAGCGTTTATTGGATGCTGAAGAAGCTGTCACGAATTACGTGTCTCCAGACATGAGTGGTATAGAGCAACAGCTGGCGGTTCAGCAAACTCAAATGGACGAGTTTAAAACAGCAATCGACCAGCAGTTCGCTACCAGCAATCAGCTTTTACTTGATCAACGCACCCAAATAAATGAACTGCGTGAAAGCATTAGAGACTCAGACTCGTTGGTGCGTACTATAGATGACAATACAGCAACTACTCAGCGTGAATTGAGAAATGATGTTTACGAAATGGAAAAAGAATTGAATTCAAGAGTACGAGAGTTGGATGAAGCGATGCGTAGTAACCGAGAGGACACTGATAAGAAAATAACAGAAATACTGGCCAATCCGCTTAATGTTGTTGAATAATTTGCGCTAGCGCTATATAATAGAATATCAATTGTAACGATAGCGAGATAGTTATGAACAAATATTTCTTAGGCGCATTTGCATGCGTTGTGGCATTATCTTCCTCGACTATTAAGTGGGAAATGAATGAAGAGCCTCTGGTCACCAATACAGAGGCTCCTCCTTTAGATACTAAGCAACGAATAAGTATGGACGATGTGCAGTTTGATTGTTTAGCGCAGAGTGTATACTTTGAAGCTAGAAATCAATCTTTGCACGGCCAGGCTGCTGTTGCTATGGTTATATTGAATCGTGTTGAAGATAACTTTTGGCCCGATAGTGTGTGTGGTGTTGTTAGACAAGGGTCTTACTCGACAGGTAGGATAGAATTAAACAAATGTCAGTTTGCTTGGTATTGTGACGGTTTATCTGATTATCCTCGTGACCGTAAAACATGGCACAGTATCAATGGTTATCTTCGTGAGGTGCTCCTGGCCTGGAATGCTGGGTATGATATAACTTACGGTGCGACCAATTTTCACTCAACTGCAGCATCTCCCGATTGGCGTTCTCACCGCAATATGGAGTACGTTGTTACAATAGACGATCATGTATTTTATTACTGGAACCGTGGAAAAACTGTTGCCTTTAATTAATTATTGTGTTATAATAAACGTGTAGCTTTTAAGGACAATACATATGAATGAATTTATGAATACTCAATTGTTTTCTGCTAAGATCGAAGACATAGTAAGAAGTGGTAAAGATGTTTCGTATATGGATGCTATTATTCACTACTGCGATGTTAATTCGATAGAGATAGAAACCGGTGCTAAGTTAATTAACACCATCATCAAGAAAAAGATCCAGGCAGAAGCCTCAAACTTAAACTTCCTCAAAGAAAAATACGCAAAGCTACCATTGTAATGAATATATATGAAGGCATAGATGCTTACAAGATATATCTTGCCATTCGAAATCATTTTAAAACTGATTATGATTATTTTAAATATAAAGGTAAGATGAAGATCTCAGACGAAAGTTTTCTCAAGCGACGAGATAGATTCTTTTTTGCAAAGCTCGAACGTAAATATAAGAAGAGTGAGCTAGTATACTTTTTTGTTGCCAATTTCATTAAAGATGAAAACATGTGGTCTGGTTCTTTGGTTGGCAATGAATCAGAAAAAGTATACTACGAATGGTTGAAGTATGTAGAGAGTTTAAAATATAATTTTACCAACGAGTGTCAAAAATTACAGACGCTTTTGGAAGATAAATCTCTATCATTCGATGACCTTTTTAATATAAATAACAATAGCCACCCCATACTTCTAACTAAAGTAGTCGGTGGTCATATCTCAATTGAGACGTTTTCAATTATGGATATGATAATATCTTTTACTAATAGATGGAATAAACATATTGATGATTTTACGTACATCAATGTTAAACAAATATCAGTAAAATATAAACCCTTTCTCAATGTGGATAAAGATGTTTATAAATCCATAATGAAAAAGGTATTTGTCAGTTGACTTGCTACACAAGCTGGCATATAATGAGGGAGGTGGTACGTGCCACGCGCTATCTTACTCATGCTTTACAATTGTCGACAATATGAATATATCATGTGTATTTGAATTGGACAAACTAACTATACTGCGCCCATACGGAGAAAAATATGACTGTCTCATTTGCTGATCTTAAGCACGCTCGAAAAAACTCTTTTGATACCCTAATTAGCGAAACCAATAAGTTGAACTCGCCTGGTGAAAACCAGAATCGCGATAATGATAACTTCTGGAAGCCAACGGTTGATAAAGCAAATAACGGATACGCTGTTCTGCGTTTTCTGCCTGCCCCTCAGGGCGAAGATCTACCTTGGGTAAGAATATTCAATCATGGCTTTCAGGGCCCTGGTGGATGGTACATTGAAGATTCTTTAACTACACTTGGTAAAAAAGATCCTGTGTCTGAATACAATGCTGTACTTTGGAATTCAGGTGTAGAATCTAACAAAGAAGTTGTGCGTAAACAGAAACGTCGACTCAACTACATTTCTAACGTGTATGTTGTTAGCGACCCTGCTGCACCCGAGAATGAGGGTAAAGTATTCTTGTTTAAGTTCGGCAAGAAGATCTTTGATAAAATTAACGATGTAATGAATCCTGAGTTTCAGGATGAGAAGCCAGTTAATCCTTTTGATCTTTGGGAAGGTGCAAACTTTAAACTGAAGATTCGTCATGTTGAAGGGTATCGCAACTATGATAAGTCAGAGTTTGATAAAGCTGGTCCTCTGTTCGATGATGATAGTAGGTTGGAATCTATTTGGAAATCGGAGCATGCGCTCGCTGGTTTTGTAGATCCTAAAAACTTCAAGTCATATGATGAACTGAAAGCGAAGCTCAATCGTGTTCTCATGCTGAATGATTCCTCTACCCAAGGTAACAGGGACGGTATTGCTCAGTCAGTAGAATCAATTCAGCCTGCATCACCAAGGCAAGCTCCAGCACCGGCTATGACGGCCGATGATGATGACGATGATATGTCGTTCTTTGAACGTCTTGCAAAGGACTAAGTGAAAAGGGGCGAAAGCCCCTTTTTTTATGCAGGAGACAGTGTTCTGTTATTCACTATGTTCATAAGGGTACGATCTATATTATAGGATCTTCCCGCTCCGCTGCTTCCTGATCTACTATTTGCAACAGATGTATTAGTACTGTTATTGTTATTGTTTACAATGTTGTTAATAATTGGTTGAATTACTGCTACTTGCGATCTACGATTGAGATCTTGGGATAGTTGGGATACCTGATTTGGCTGCAATGAAGGAACAACACTAGAAGAAATACCCATATCGAGCCGCTCTATCCCATACCCCCTAGCCTGCGCCTGCATCCGATTCACAACTTGGCTTGCATACTCACTGACGGTAGGACCCCCTGAACCTGGACGTGGATCCCTACTGGGATCGGATAGACTTTGTAAACCACCCCCTCCTCCATAATAAAATGCAGCTGCTCCCATCGGATCTCTTCCTGCAGCTTTATATCCTTTTAAAAGATATCTGATGCCGGCACGCATGTTGTCTAATGGATTGTTTATATCCATGCCTGGATCTGCTACTTCGTTGAACGTACCTGGTAGTATTTGCATAGGACCAATAGCACCAGCAGATGATCGACGTACATTAGTACCACCTGACGTTTCTTGATGGAAAATACTTCTTGCGAGCTCTTTGAAAACAGGATCGTCAATGCCTTCAAGTTCCAATCCTTGTTGTAACAAATTACTGCCGGTAGGTATGGCAGATGTTACAGGTGTTGCGGTTGCAGCGAGCAAGTCAGGAGCAGCATCCATTCGATCCAATATT